AGCATTCGGCTATAGACCACTGTCTCCAGGGAGGATGAGAGACCTCACGCCCGTTGAATTGAGACCAACACTAAAGAACCCCATAGCAAGACCAACAAGCCCACAAAGACGAGCGCTAGAGGAGCAGCGAGAGTTGTTGCTAAGACAACAAGAAGAAGCCATGAGGATTGCAACCCAAGTTGAAAGAGGAATAATGATTGGCTCTCATGGTCCATTGACTACTTCAGATAGGCTTGCTGAAATTAGACAAACCCTTGACCGGATGTATTCGGCTAATTTGCCTTCAGCGAATCAGACGCTTTCTGCGGCTGATATTCCAGGTATACCTAGAAGAATTCCTCTTACTTGGCAAGAATACGGGGAAAGTCTTCGGATAGATCAAGAAGGTCGAGCATTAATTGATGAATTATACTCTACTACAAGAATAAGAGATGTGTTAAATCAAACAGATCCTGTCGCAGTTCTTGTAAAAAAAATTTCTGAATTTGTTCGTAGATCAATACCGTTCTCAAATGAATTGACTTTAGATGAAATTAAAAGAATAATAAAACAAGCAGAAAAAGGAAATGAATATGTTTTTGGTCTTGGCCCCGATCCTGACGGCTTTAATGTTTTTCAATTATTAGATGAAAAAAGACGAACAGACATACTAGATTTCCTGAGGAATATGGATCCCGCCTTTGCCCCGAGGGGCGATATGAACTTACTTTCGGACCCTCAGTCTGAAGCAGTGTTTAGGAGACTTATTTCTATGAGTTATCACACTGGAGGGAATGAGATAGGAATTTCAGGTCTCTATTCGGCAAACGACCCAAGGAACCCGATGGCGAACCGCTCTACATTAAAAGCAATGCTCAAAAGTATGGCATTTCTTTTTGATAGGGTTATTGTTCCTAGGAATATAACTATGGCCAGATCAGGTAGCACAAATCCTTTTTCTGAGAATTTTGGTCGGTCTGTTCGTGAGATGTTGCCTGGTGTTGACTGGCGAATAACTGGGGGCGATCTCGCTGGTACCCAAAACGATATTGCGCAAACGTGGTTAAATATACCCTGGAAAGTAAAGATGTTGGACCTTTGGAGGGGCAGTCATATTGCCCTACAGAAGAATCCATTATCTGATATGTATGAAAGATTAAGAGTGGAAACGGTTGTTGCTCACTTAGCGCAGTATCGCAACCAAGCTAGAGGAATCTTAAAACCATTGCAAGAAAAGATTCCAACAAATACAAGAGTACATCCAGATGCCGCTGATGGTGCTTCTTCTCCATGGGCACAACCACTGCCAAGAAGAATAGCAACTAATTCCACAAGAAGAGCTGAAACATCTGAAACTCAGCAGCATGCAGACTCCATGAGAGACATTGAATTAGAAAATGCAGAAATGGCATATAGAGAAGCAGAAAGAAGAGCCATTGAAGAGACGGCCGCGATCGTGGACGAGATGAGAGAAAACGTTAACAGAACCTTAAACAACATTCGCCTTGTCTTGAGTTCAGAAGAGATAGCATATATTCAAAGTTCAAGAGAAGATGAGATACAAGAACTCCTAGACCAGCTGCGGATCGAGAGAGGTCTCCCGCCCGATCCTGACGGAAGTTTTACTGGTGGTTTAATCCCAAGATTCTTTAAGGGTGGAATTGTAAAAGAATTTGGAAAACAAATAGGGGAAAACAAACAAGTTGCACAAGAAAGAGCTGAATTTGAAAAACAAAAGAAAAACGGTGGTTTATCCGAAAAATGGTGGAATTTGGTACAGCCAAAAGAATCAGCGCACGGCTGGGCAGAGGACGCGGATAAAGTTGGCTATACTTCTAAGAAAAAAACTGGTGGCTTAAGTATAAATAATAAAGCTTGGAAAGACTTTGGCGGTACATTGCTATACGGCAATCCACAAACAGCAGGTCAAGCGTCCCCTTTGCAACAAATGCTGGTTGCTAATAGAATGGCTGCTCTTGGTTGGGACTCTAATTTTATGGACGAAAACTGGACCAAGAAAACTGCTGACACTAAGAAAGATTCGGTAGGTCTTGGGGGCTGGACTACTATAGCAAAACCAAATGAATCAAAAAAATTAAGACTTGAGGGGTGGAAGCCAAGATCGGAAAAGGCACTTCGTAACCCGCTTGATTGGGATGCAAAATCAAGAAAAGAATTTTTCCCCGGCGGAGAAGATGTTTATAGAAAAAGACAGCTTTACTTAGACGGGTACCGAGCAAAAGGACGCTTCCAAGGGGGGCGGATCACAGGTCTGTCGGACCTTGGAGTGCCAGCAATTCTTCATGGCGGAGAATATGTTATTAACAAAGCATCAGTTGATAAATACGGTATTGATCTCCTTTCAAGAATAAATAAAGGGATATTTAGTGGGGCTAAACAATACAAAGTCGGTGGCTATGTCAGCAACATCTCTGTCCCGGAAATACCAAAGTATGTTCCACCAATGTCAACATATGCAAAAATTGTAAACGGAGGAGTTGGAGTACAAAGTCTAAATTCTGAAAGTACTCATAATTATAACTTCTATGTTGATAACTTTATTGGTGAAAAAGAATGGTTTAATTCAATGATGAGGGAATACAATGTAAAGGTTGTCCCAGCCAACCAAAAACAAGCCGGTCTTGAATCAAGGGTTATAACAACATATAATGGCTTGAATAGAGGAATGTAATGACAATTGTAAGTTTTTTGTCTTTAAATAATCAAGAAATTACCGAGCAGGGCCGACAAATAAATGATGTGATAAACATTAATGCCTCAGAAGTTGAACTGGACTCTGGCTCCAAAAGAAGATATTACAGGTCTATTAAAAGAACATTTTCTTTTCAATGGGATTATTTGCCATCTCTTTCTTCAAAAACAATAGACAATAGAAAAGGGCGGGATTATTTAAAGTCGCTTACAGCAATTGCAAATAAAATACCAATGAAAATAAAAATTACAGCAGATGAGAATGCTGAAACAATAGATGTATATCTCCAATCTTATTCGGAATCTCTTATAAGAAGAGAAATTTCTCAAGGTTGTGATTATTATAGAGTTAACATGGTTTTTGAGGAAGTGTAATGTCTAACGAAGAATTTACATATGAGATTACAGCAAATGCTTCTGGTGAAAAGTTCTACAACGGAGGCCCAATTATCGGAATTGCTGCCGTCCTTTCTATTGAGTCAGAACAAACAGCAGTTGCAGGAAAAATTGTAAAAGCAGACTCTGCTCTGTCGTTTGAATCAAATCTAACCGCTTTGGCTGGTCTAATTCAAACAGTTAGTTCAATACTCAGTATTGATGGCGCAACGGTCGTTGTTGGAATTTACATTTTAAAAGCTTTGGTAATTGCCGATGCGAGTGTGGACCTAAGCGCAACTTCTCTTGCCATTAGGTATGCCATACCAGCGACGCAAACAGGCAATCTTTCTACAAACATTACATCTTTAAAAATAATAAAGGCTGCTGTTAATCTTGATTCAAATTTAAACACAACCATAAATGCAAAAATTATCAAACTCTTAAGTGCAAACCTGTCTGGTTCTTCGTTGTTTGTGTTGCTGGCTGGCGAAATTCTTTTATTAAAAGCAAATTTGTCAATAGTCACAGGTCTGGTTGTTGCTGACATACTCAGAATAACCTCAACAAGCCGCTTCCCAGGTTCAATTGTTTCTTTAATCGTTTTAGACGACAAGCCTCTCACCGCTCAAAATAGAAATATTAGTTATGATGTTGGTCAAGTAAAAGTTGAAAAAATAAATTGGAATTCTAAAAAATCTAGATATTATAAATCAAGTACTCCAAATAAAATGGTTGTAAAAATTGGCTGGGAATGGTTGCCATCTAAAAAATATGAAACTTTTGATAAAAGAGAAGCCAGGGATTATATAAGAGAAATTGCAAGCGACATGAATTCTCATATTTTGAAAATTATAAGTTACGGTACGAATCCTCAAGATTTGCCGGTTGAGACGAGTTATAATGTATTTGTAAAGTCCTACACAGAAGACATTGTGAGAAGAGATTTAACTCAGAATGTTTATTTTTATAAATGCGATTTAGAGTTGGAGGAAGTTTAATGCTAACGCAAGATATGCACGGCAAAACGCTGTCCAACTCATTTTCTAGTGCTACGAATGCATATGCACAAAGGGTCAAACCTAAAATTTTAATTACATTTTTAGATAATAGACATGTAGAAAATCTTACGATAGCAACAAATGATACATATTCCAACACATCTCGGGGGACTAGGAGTACTCAAATGGCGGGGACCACTCTCCAATCTGGGTTTTACTTTAAACCGGAACAATCAATGAGCGGTTCTGAACGCCAAACTTTTGCTTGGGCTGTCTGTAATGATAAAGATGAGCACGGTCAAGTTATTAGAGCAAATGGCAACTGGTACGCAATGCCATCAGACACAGAAGATAATTTTAAATTTGGTTGGAGATCAAATGCTAAATCAACATCATCAACATATGCCGATGGCGGTTTTGCGTTTACTACATCCCCTTATGTTGAGTATACTTTTACACAAAGAAAAATAAATAAGATAAAAATTGTAACATCTGAATATTTCGGCAAGGTTCAATGGTATAGAATAGAAGCTTACAATAACACACTGTCAAAAATTTATGATCAGTACGGTGAAATGGGCAAAGACGAATATTATAAAATTCATAATATTCCAGATACTGCTGGAACATACGATATTTATCAAATTAAACTTACAATTTTAAGTACTAGAAATAAACTAGACAATGCTCGGATAATGGAAGTTGTTCCAATTTATGAGGTTGATGTTACAGACTATGTAATTAGTCACTCAGTGGATAGGGTGGGGGAATTGTATGAAAATTCCATTCCTATCGGAGGAGGTGGCTCAAGCACGGCCTCTATTACTCTTGATAATACAACAAAACATTTCAGTCCTTTTAATGATAATTCACTATACGGCAAGTATATGAAAAAAGATCTTAAAGTTAACATATATAACGGTTGGCAAATTGTAAAAAGCAACTCTTTACTCGTTAACACTGTTTTGACAGCAAACATGAATACGACCTCAAACAGCCTCACAGTTTTGGACGCGGCAGGATTTTTGAATGGAAATGCAACAAACAACTTTATTTTGACAATTTCTCCAAACAAACTAAATGAAGAAATGGTTTTGTGCTCCACAAGAACAGATAAAACCGTGACAATTTTAGAACGCGGGTTTGGTACGACAACAGCTTCTTCTCACACTTCTGGAGAAGTTGTGTCTTTTGATCCTTTTGAATACATTGACTTTGGAGAATTCTATATTGATGAGTGGACTGGCGGAAGTTCAATGGAGGTTTCTGTTAAGTGCATTGATAAAACAAAATTTTTAACTGAAAAACAAATTACTAAAGGTTTCCATATTCAAAACGCAACTGTTGGAGAAGCCATTGAAAACTTAATGATGTTGACAAATATTTCAAAAAAAGAATCAAATCAAATCTATCCATTCAACGATTATGGAAGAAAAAACGCAATTGCGCTGTATTCGTTTTCAGAATTTTCTCCAGATAAAACGGGTGTGGCAATCACCCCAGGACAGGGGTTGAGACTGCGTGCTTGGAAAATTGAAGTAGGTAAAGAAAACACTCTTAAAGATATTGTCGCTGACGCTCTTGACCGAGAGCTTTCAGCATACGACAGGGCTTTAAGAATTAAACCTTACATTCCTGCTTCTTATGTTTCATACAGCACCTCTGCGTCGGGCGTTTACGGATTCAACTCAAACACTCAGTTGTGCCTAGACATTTCAGATTTTGCTTTTATTCCAAGTATTAATGGAGTTTTGCAAAGCGTAAACTCAACAGCTCAAAGTGAATATTTTAATGGGGTTGTTGACGGATATTTTGTTCCTACTCAAAGTGGAGACTACTCTATTAATATTTCAACAAGAAATGCGGGGATTAGGGCGTACTTAGATAATACAATAATTCTTGATTATTGGAATTTAAATGCAACGGCAACTGCAACAAGAAATTTGACATCTTATGAATATTTGGGATTCTATTTAAATTTAGATGCCGGTGTGCCTTATAAATTAAGAATTGAATTCTACCATGGAGCTGGCGCTCAAGGTAGCGGGAGCAGTTTCCAATTGAAACTATATAGCCAACTTTCTGGGTCAGGTCAAGTGCAGATCCCCGTCAGTTCTGCGTACACAACTGTCGCAGAGGATGCTGTTGGCTCAAGAAATGTGACATCTGTAAAAAATTCTAAAAACAGAAATCATTACAGAAATGACGGAAAGTATATTGGTCCTGTTGAAATTAATCAAACAACCGGACTTGTTTCAGAGCCAGGAAGCAAATCTGTAAAAGTTGTAACGTCTTCTTCCATAGTAATTCCTTATGACGAATCTCTAGATTTAGAAAATACAAATTCTTCTAAATATAACGATGGAGAATTTACTATTGAATTATATGTAAAATTTCCTAATGGAACTTTTAGCAATAGCGGAACATATATAACAAATGTAACTACAGCAAATTCCGTTAATTATGGTTATACATTTTTTTATAATAACTCTGGAAATGGTTTTACATTAAATGGTAGCAATGGAAATAAAATAGTATCTACAAATACGGCCTTAGATCCTGATAAATGGCAACACATTTGTGTAACAAAAAAAAATAAAGTTATAAAATATTATTTAAACGGCCAACATAAAGCCACAGAAAGCAACTCCATAGTTTCTACATTTGGTTTGGGAGACATCACAATTGCTAATGCTGGTAAAGATTTTTTAATTGATGAGTTGATTATATATAACAAGTGTTTAGATGGAGACGAAATTCGCAATAGATATATTGCAACACAAATTAAACCACTAACAAAATTTCCACATTTATACGGAAACGAAAAGAGTGTGAAGGCAATTATTGATGATATTGCACTTGGTGATTTTGGCAGATTCTTTGTTGATGAAAATAATAAATTTACTTATTACCATTTTTATAGATTTTATGAACCATCAATTGACCAACACTACTCTGTGCAAAAACAAATATCAGGCAACTCTCACATCGTTTCAGCAGAATATAATGTACAATTACAAGTTAATAAAGTAACTGTTGAGGTTACAGACGAAATTCCTGCTTTGACATCCAGGAGACCTGTGTGGAACGCAACAGAGGGCTCTACACTTGGTGCTGTTACTTTAAGAAATAATATATCTTCATCATCTAATAGCATACCTGTAAATACAACAAATACTCCTCCTTTTAGTCAAAGCGGTTATATTAAAATAAGTAACGAAATTATTAAATATAATGATTTAGATTCACAAAATTTTTTAAATGTTGAAAGAGGGATGTTTGACACAACACCATCTGCTCATTATGCAAACGATCCTGTCAGAGAATCTAGGTATTATGAAATTAAATATGAAGGAGCCCCAGTTTTTAATATCCTGTTCCCTTTCGTTACGGCAGCAAACGCTGCTTTTAGATCGCCACCGCTTCTGGAAATTTCTAAATTCAACACAACGCCGTATTTTGCCGAACTCGTTTTATCAGCGACCTCGGCGCTTCCTAGCGGTAATCTAGCGTACATTCAGGGCACAAACCCTTTAACGGGGGAGCAAGAGGCAACATCTATCTCTGGTGTCCCAGTGATTGGTCAATCTGGTTCTAACCAAGTTAAAAAACAAGTGGCATCTTTGTCTGAATCTATAAGAAGATATGGTTTAAAAGAAGTCGTAATTAATAATCCATATATTATGGACCCTGTAAAAGCACAAACCATAGCAGATTTTTTAATATCAAAATTTACAACACCAATGCCTGTCGTGGATGTTACGAGCATTGCCATCCCGCAAATTCAAATTGGTGATAGAATTGAAATAACTGAATTGTTAAGTTTGGATATTACAAATGTTAGTTATTGGGTTATTTCTCATAGCATTTCTTTTGGCGACACAATTGAACATAAAATTTTATTAAGAAAGGCGGAGTAATGGCATCAGAAAATTCAATTTATTTTCAAGCAACCGGCGGTCACAGCCATAATGGTATTAATTCTACATTGATTGATGTTGGCCAATATTCTGTTTTTGATTTTACAACCAGCACTGTTGGTTCCCCCACTAGAATCACTCGTCAGGAGCAAAATAGAATTAATTTTGAAGACTTTATTGTCAGAACTATACAGTCTAAAGTTTTACAACCGGCTGGTATTCGGCTTGAAGCAAATACTTTCAATGGTAAAGCAATAACCGCCAATACAATTCAAGGAGACAGAATTGTTGCCAACACCATAACTGCTAATCAAATAGCTGCTAACACCATAACTGCTGGTCAAATAGCTGCCAACACCATAACTGCTGGTCAAATAGCTGCTAACACTATTACGGCCAATGAAATCGCGACTGGGACAATTACTGGTATTAAAATAGCAGCCAATGCAATTGGCAACACGCAAATTGAAAATGTAATGTCAATCATTGATCTGCAGTCAGATTTCGTTACAACAAATGCTATAATTAAAAGCAATAATTATATATCAGGCAGTGTAGGTTGGGCAATCAATGCAAATGGTATTGCTGAATTTAGCGACGTGTTGGTTCGTGGAACAGTTATCGCAAATGATGGTTATGTTGGCGGATGGGACATTGCTTCAACTTATATTGCCAGCAACAACGGAAGTGCCCC